AACAAGAGTTGGCTGCCATTGTCCAGGAGATAAAAGACGCCGGGTATGACCCTAAGAAAATTGCCCAGGAACGTGATCAGGCGAAGAAGGAGTTGGAGGATATGATCACGAGACTGGATGAGTCTTTGACCGAGGTCGAAGAGGCTCTCGCGCAATTCCAACAGAAATGAGGAACACATGGAAATCAAATTTACGGTTGATGCTGAGCAACTGAACAAAGCACTCAAGATGTCCTCTATCATCAGTCCGCAGATGACTGCGGAACAGGAGAGGGGATTTCTCTTCGTGGTGAGCGGGGACGTGTGCAAGATCTATTCTAAGAATGGCGGCCACGAAGTCCGGACCAGCTTCCCTGTTACGGACGTGGAAGGCGAAGGCTCGTTCATGTACCCCGCCGATTATATAGGCGAGTTCGCGTTCGTGTCGGAACCTATTACGTTCACGGCCACGTCTGAGGGAGAGACTTTCAAAGTCAAGTACACTTTCGGTTCTTCCGGTGAGACGGTTCGCGCCTCGTTCGATCCACGCTCGATGAACTTGTTTGAGAAGGACATCCAGAACGCCATGTCCGACGAGCCTAAGGTCTACAACATAAAGACCTTACAAATGGCCATTGGGATGGCTAAGAACTTCGCGGCCAAGCCCAATGAGGCGGTCTCAAACGAGTTCTATAAAACCATCCAGATATTCGGGGACGACGGCGAGCCGGAACTAGCCAAGAAGGCTAATGGGTTTCTCTTTTCGTCCAACGGCACCGAAGCCTTTTACTTTTACAGTGAGGCGTTTTTGGGAAAGGGGTTGGTAGCGCCGGGCCAACACCTCCCGTTGTTAGAATCCTTCATGGGCCAGTCGTCTGGAAGTATTAAGGCATACAAGACGGCCAAGTGTACGTACGCCGTTAACGAGAAGGAGGACGTTATCGGTTGGCCGCACCACGAGGACACGTGGAAGAAGTTCGGATACTACTCAAAGACCGATCAGGTTGTTGTGAAGGTCAACTGTAAGAGGATGCACTACCAGTTGCAATTCATGAGGGCTGGTTTGCACAAGGAGAAGAAGAAGATCCGTCTTCATTTCGATCCGTCATCGGAAAAGTTCTGGTTCTCAAGTGTTGATGAGGGTAACACCATAAAGAGTCTCCCGGTCAACATCGACCAAGTCATAGAGTCCCAGGTAAAAGAGGAACTCGCGGCCAACGTCAACGTCAACCACATGCTTCACCTCTTCGAGAATGTGAAGGGCGAGTGGGTGGAATTCAGAATCTATATTCTGGAAGCCGGTGAGAAGCGGCCGAAGGACCTCTACATGTTCCGAACGATCGATGAGTTCCTTCTGAGCGACGACGGCACCATTGCTGGTGGGAGCGGGGCAGAGAACGTGGCGGAAGGGGTACACGTATGCAATGTGACACGCTTCACGCCGGGAATAGATTAAGGGTCAAGGCGCTTAGGGAAACCGCTTCCGGTCTTCAGGCCCTGCGGGACCAGACTCAACGGGACCTGGACACGCGGGAACAGGAGGTCAAGGATCTCGCGTGGAAGATAGACGTTTTGTCAAAGGTTGGCGAGTTGTTCCGGGTATTGATGGATCAACTCGTCATGGATCACGTGCGTTCAATAGAGAGTGTGATCACGGAGGGTTTACGCACCATTTTCGTGGACCAAAACTTATCCTTTGAGGCCGAAGTAGGGCAGCGTTACAACAAACTGGCCATAGACTTCTGTCTGAAACAGGCCGACCAGAAGGCAGAGATTAAGGGCCACCCGCTGGAAGCGTTTGGGGGAGGCCCGGCGAGTATCGCGTCGCTTATCTTGAGAGTGTTAGCTTTGCGGCGTCTCAACAAGTGGCCTTTATTGGCGCTCGACGAGACTCTTGCTGCCGTGTCGGATGAGTACATCGATCGGACGGGTCTGTTTCTGAAACAGTTGGCCACCAAGACTGGGATAGAGGTTTTGCTTGTGACCCACAAGGCGGCTTTCCTTGAACATGCTGTGATTGGCTACAAAGGCTCCGAGATCACCACAGACGACGGGCAGCGTTATCTGAAACTACAACGGGAAACACGTGCGGTCTGAATCTGAAATCCAGAACCGAATCCGACACCTGTTGTCGGAGGAGTTAGATCGTAGGGTGTCTCAGGCGTGTGCCCGTGTGCCGTACAACTGCATACACAACCATCGGCAGCCGTTGGATTTGCGTAAGGAGGTGGCGGGGGAGCCAAACGAAAATTACAACCGGACATCCGTTTCCTCGCCTGTCATCGGGTTGTGTATGCTTAATTCGTCTGACCCAGCGGAGTGGGGAGGGACAATCTGCGAAGATCCGATTGATGCTCAACGGTGCCCCTACTTCGATCTGGCTTCCACACGGGAGTCTATCAGCGAGGAGTTTTACCGTCAGATAACCGATCTCGATTGGGTGGCCGAGAACATGGCCGAAGTTTACGGTCTTCTCTGGGCGTTAGGATCTGAGACGATGCCGTCACTCCCCTGGTGGAAAGCTATTTGGTTCTGGTTCCTTAGAATTCGGCCGGACCCTCTCGTGAAAATAACAACCCCAACTTTGCCTTCGGAGTAGTTATGTTGTCTGCTCTCTCTCAGTTGTTCATCGTAGAACGTCACCGGCAACGAGCCGCGAACGTTGGCTTCTCGGTTCCGGCAATGGGGGAATGTCAGGTTCCGGAGGACGCTTCCGTCGAGCCGTTGTTGACAACCAATATGGGGGGTAATTTTCTACTGACGCGGGTGTCCGGGGAAGGGTATGCGCGTCATGGGTTTTATGAGTGCCCCCTGGATCAGGAGACGTTACTCCTTAGCGAGTTCTGCCGGACCCTAGTTAAAGAAGGATCACGAGCCGGGTGGGACAACACCTCCGACTCCATCCAGGGTGCCTTGGAAAGGATGAGGCGAGCGGGTCTTACCCCGGCTGTAGTGGTGGTCCCGGAGGAGCTTCTCGACCCTCCGGAGGGCCTTCGGGTAGTTATTTCTGCCCTACCTTGTAAGGCTCTCGTTGTCGCTGACCCCAAGGATGCTGGTTCTTACGTCAGGATCGGGGGGCACGTCTCAATACTGGCCCAGAGTGTTGATAGGGCGTTTGTGGTGGTCACGTGACGTGGGCGGACGATCTGGCCCGGTTCGCAGCGGACCGGCTCTCTGAGCGGGAGCGGAAGGCCCTGTTAACCAGAGGGGTGTCCGACGCCCAGATCGAGACGTATCAGATCGGCCATCTAAATCGGGTGCTGCCGGGCGGTCTCCCGAGTCATTTTCTTGAGTGGTCCAAATTCGGGGACAAGCTGGACGATGTTTTCGTCTTCCCTTTGACCACAACCTTGGGGGAGGTGCGGGGCTTCGAGTTTCGGCATGTGGTCAAAGAACGTACAGGGTACACGGACTTTCTGTTAGATCGTCGGGAACCTTGTCTTTTTGGGCTGGCCCAAGCCATTGAGGCCATGTGGGAGTCCAGGTCTGTCTGGTTGGTTGAGGGGCCTTTTGACCTTCCGCCAATCCAGAGGGCGGCCCCGTTCGTGGTCTCCACGATGACGGCTTTCACGAACAAGGCCACGGTGCGGCTTCTCCGTCGCCTCGTCCAACGGGTCTGGGTAGGTTACGACATGGACGGGCCGGGAAGAAAAGGGTGCGAAATCTTCCGTTCGAAAAATAAGCGTGACTTTGAGGTGTATATAGTGGAGTACCCCAAAGTGCTCAAGGCGAACGGGGAGCGAGTAAAAGACCCAGGCGAGTTATGGGAAGAATGGGGTGACAGGCAAATTATTCCTTTCATCCGGTCCGCAATAGAACGCGAAAACCCTTTTTAGGAGAGAGTAACATGCCAAAACTGTATGGCCCCGCCGAGATGGTGGAAGAGATCGCTAAAAAACTGATTCCGTCGTACCACCCGGAACTGGCGACCGCCCGAATTCAATACATTTGTGTGGACGTGGCCAGCAAGAAAAACGGGGTTCCTGTCGGCGGGAAGTCTAAAAAGGTCACTGGCGCGATGGAGTTCCTACTTGAGAAGGATTTCATTATCGAGGTGGCTCTTGAGGTCTGGAACGAGATGACTGAGCGTCAGCAAACGGCCCTTGTGGACCACCTTCTGGAGTGTTGCACCGGGGACGAAGATGAGGATACCGGAGAGTTCAAGTGGTCTATGCGTGAGCCGGATGTAAGGGAGTTCACGAGTATCCTTCATCGGCATGGGGCCTGGACCGACACCTTGATGGGTATGGTGGAGGTCGCCCAGCGGCTCAACATCGAAGAGCGCGTTCAAGAGGTTGTCGATTCCACAGTAGACACGCAAGAACAGTAGACCGGGGGACCAAGGGGTTGTGGGATACTGTTTACAGACCTTTACGGTTTGCTGATGTCCTAGGTCAAGACGGTAACGTCCGTCTCCTGAAGGCTCGCCTAAAGAACGGGACGGCTTTCGACACAAGCTATATCTTCGCGGGAGCTTTCGGCCGGGGTAAGACCACCGTAAGCCGGATTCACGCGAGGGCGATGCTTTGTCAAGACCTGGATACCAGCGATCCTGAGCCGTGTAACAAGTGTGATAATTGCACCACGATCCTGGAAGAACAGCCGGGGCCGTTCACGGAGCGGGATGCTGCGAGCCACGGTACCGTCGAGCACGTTCGTAAAATCATAGAGGAATTGCCTTACGTTTTGGAGAACGCCCCAAAGCGTATCTACCTCTTTGACGAGTCCCACCGGATGAGCGTGGCGGCTCAAGATGTGCTCCTGAAACCGATCGAGGACAAGAAGATGATCGGGATGTTTTGCACCACGGAGGCGGAAAAGATCCGTGGTGCGATCCGGTCTCGTTGCGAGGAGTACACGATCCGTAAGGTCACAAGGGACGAGGTCCTCCAACGGATGCGTATGATTCTGGAGAAGGAGGAGGTCAAGTTCGAGGATGACGCTGTCTACATCGTCATCGACCATTCTGACGGCCATGTCCGGGACGTAATAAACAAGCTGGAGATGATTTCGCAGTTGGGCGACGTGACGATAGACAACGTGCGGTCCTATCTCCACTTGTCTGTTGTTACCCTCTACTACCAGATCCTGTTACATCTGGACGATCCCAAGCAAACCATAGAGCTAATCGATCAGGCGTGTGAGATGGTGACGCCGGAAGAAGTGTCTGCGGGTATAGCCGAAGCGGCCATGAACACGTACCGGGTGGCCAGTGGCATTTACGCTGATTTCTCGTTCGTTGATAAAGGGTTAGCTGAGAAGGTTCACGCCAAATACGGCTCAGATGTTGTCCGCTTTGCTTACTGGTTCTTGGGTTCTAAGTACACGACCAAGTTAAGTCTCGTCAGAGACGCCGTCGTTTTTTCTCAACTCCCAGGCAACCTTCCAACAGACAAACCGTCGCCTCCTGTGGTCTTCTCGGGCAGTAAGAAGCAATCCAACGGGCCAGAGCCAGAGCAACCCAAACCCAAAGAACAGGAGCAGCCTAAGCCTCAAGAGCAAGAACAAGTGAAGGCCGAGACCGTTAAAAAGTCAGATCCGCCTCCTCAAATTGTTGACGAGTTCGCGGACCCTACTGTACCAACGGACATCGAGAAGCACGTCGTTAACGCGGAGATGCCCCGAAGCAGAGAGTCAGATATGACAGCGCGGCCACCGAGAAACCGGGAACACAAGGTGATGTCACCGGCTGAGTGGCGTAGGAAATTCGAAGCCCTTTTACGAAAAAAGATACAGTCTCCGTTGCTAAAGTAATTTTCGCAGTGTAGTCGAAAAGTGGGATGGGTACGGAAAACCAGTGGGTAGTATTAGAGCTTACCTCTAAAGCAGAAAATGAAGATCCGGATATGGTACGGAATTCGATCCGTCATCATATCCGGGACGCCGAAGTTTTCGTACCGGCGTCAGTGGTTCAACGTGGGGAGCAGAGGGTTTTCCATTACCTTGTGGACGGGTACGCCTTCGTTCAACACAGGCACACGGAGACCCACTACGCCCGGCTGGTAGACACGAAATACGTCCAGGGACCTTTATACGTTCCGACCGGAGTTAAGAAGGACAAGCGTCTGGCGACTGTCTCCCCGGAGCAGATAGACCAACTGCGTAAGCAGATAAAGGTTGAGGTGGATCAGGGCATAGAGGTTGACGACATCGTAGTTATAACCTCAGGCCCTTACAAAAACATCGAAGCTGTCGTGCGGGAGGAGATTCATGAGCACGATTCGGTGACGGTCCACATTCAATTAAGATCCACAGATCGGTTGGTAACATTACCCAGAGCGTTCTTGAGGTTGAAATCAAAACCTCCTCACGTGGTCCACCGGACGAAGTTGGAAAAGCTAACGGAGTGGGCGCGGGGTGCTCTTATGTTAGCCCGCTGGTCCGGTTCCGAGTTGGAAGGGGTCCGGGAAGGCCATCGGAATCTCGGTCGTATGGATGGTTGGATCGAAAAGAGCCGGGCCACGTACCATTTTATAAGAGCGTACCATTCCCGGATAGATTTTGACCCCTTGTGGGCCAAGTTCCAGGAGCTACGAAACCTACAGACAGGGGTTTCTTTACGGAGTCAGATTCATACTGTTAGCGCTCCTCTCCCGGACCTAAGCTTCATGTCTCAGAAACACCAGGAGGTGCGGTTTCTATCAGAAGCTTGCGCCAAGATCTTTACGATATACTCGGACGTAAGAGAAATGACAGAACCTACTCCTATGAATTTGGTCGTGGACGGCACCCAATTATACATTCGATGTCTTTCCGCTCCCGGCTTGAGCGACCTCACGGACTCTCAGGGCCGACCGACCGGTGCCATCGTTGGGTTTCTAAGAAGCCTTGGCTCCTACAAAAAGAGATTCCCGAAGGCGCGGGTTTTCGTGTGTTGGGATGGTTCGTCGCAACGGCGGAAGGCTATGTTCCCTGACTACAAGGCCAACCGGATTTCGCGGTCCGGGGCAGCGGCCAACACCTTCGAGATGGATTGGCTTCGAGATAATTTGCCGTCATTCGGCGTCATTCAGGCGTTTAATCCAGACGAAGAGGCTGACGATGTTATGGCCGCCCTGGTGAGAGGGCCGCTCGAAGGCCGCCCAAACGTGCTGATTTCCACGGACAGGGATCTGTTACAGTTGGTATCGGAGTTCACTCACCAGTTGTGCCCAAAGGTGGGGATGGGTAAGGAAAGGTTATACAACCCGGCGCTCGTCAAGAGGGAGTATGGAGTGGCTCCGGAGAGTATGATCCACCTACGGGCGTTGAGCGGAGACACCTCAGATAATATACCCGGAGTCCCCGGCTTTGGTCCTAAGACAGCCTCCAAACTCATCAAACTGTATGGTTCAGTCGAGGCCCTGTTAGGATCTAATTTGGCCGGGTTAGGAAAAAGTCAGGTTTCCAAATTGCGTGCTAACGAGGATCGGGTTATTAAAAACATTGACTTGTTAGCTCTGAAAGACGTACCATTCAGACAGATCGAATCGAATCCAGATCAGAGTAGGGCAGAAGCCGAGCTAGAGGGTATTGAGGTAAAGCCTAAGTCTATTCTAGCTGCGTTCTTCCCAAAACAACCTTAGAGGAGAGCCTCTGATACGGCTACGATGGCCGTTACAAGGAGTCGAGTCGATGTCAAGTGGCTATGTTATTCCGGTCGATCCCGCTGAGTTAGCTAACCGTTTTGCAGCACCTGATCCAACACCTATAGACGAAAGAGAGAGACTAGAGAGGGAAGAAGAAGAGGCTGAGATGGAGGCGTTGTTCTCCACTGATGACTATGAAACGATTGTCGCGCCCCTTCTTGACCGGATACCAGAACGCGAGGCAGATCTTATATATCTCTATTACGTCTGTAAGAAACGCCAAGCCGACATAGCCGAAATCTTCGATGTAACCCAGGCGGCTATCAGTTACCGGCTGGACCGGGGGATTCAACGCATCAAGTTCTTGCTGTCCATTCCTACGGTCACGGAAGAGGACATGCGGAAGGATCTTGCCGAGATCTTTGAGCAAATCGACATCAATATTTTGGTGGGGATGTGGCAGACAACGTGCCAATCAGAAGTGGCGTCCAAGTTGAAGTTAACACAAGGACGTGTCCGCCATCGGTTTTTCAAGGCCGTTGAGGTTCTTAAGGATGCGGCCGAGGGTGATGACCAGTTCCAACCATACCATAAGATATTCTCCTCAATCGCATCCAAGAATTTCAATATTCTCAGGGCCGTGAGCCTACCGCAGTGGAGTGATAGGGGCGTGGACCGCTGTGTGTGAGAAGGAGCCGCTCCCTATAATAGAGGCTGAGAGTGACGCACTCGCGGCGATGGAAGCGGCCGAGAAGGAGTTAGAAGAGACCTATAAGCGGGAACTTGACGAGTCCCGGACCGCCTACACATTGGTTCGAGCGGACTGAACAAGTCGTATAATTATAGGGTTTTCTTTTATGGAGTGGGATCAGACGAGGACTATTCCCTTGTCTACACTCCAATACCAAGATTACCAATTTCAGGTTTCGCTGCCGTGCGGTGCGTGGAAGTGGGTGACTCGCATCGACGTGTCCCAGTCAACGGTATCGACGGAAGTCAGGGACATAGTCTCGCCGTACGGCCTTTTGCGAGATTCCATACCGATCCCAGGAGAGGTCGTCCAGGCGATGGCCGACTCCATTGTGGAGATGTTGTTAGCTTACCGGCCCAGCATCTTACTCGCGCCTCTAACTCTGGATTTCGTCGTAGACGAAGGTCGGGGTGTCTCGGAAGCCAAGTCGGTAACGGTCACTAACAACGGAATCTTAGGTTCGCTTCTGGCGGTCACGATTACATCGTCGGCCGCGTATGTGGCCGCCTTACCGGCAAACATAGGTGGTCTGGCTTCCAACGAGTCGGGTCGTTTCGATGTTTCGGTGGATAGCGCCAGCCTTCTGGCCATAAACAGCCCTTACTCGGCTACATTGACGGTACAGAGTTCGTCGGCCACAAACAGCCCGCAAACGGTGGCTGTTAACATTGTCGTGCGCCCGCTTTCCGAAATCACGGTGTTGCCGACGAGTTTGACGTTCAATGTGGCAAAGCCCCTGACGGGACCATACCCGCCGATTCCGTCACAACAAATTAATCTCACGAACTCCGGTCCGCCAACGTCGGTTCTCGACTATCAGATCCGTCAGTTGGTGGGGTCCACATGGCTGACCAGTTATTCACCTGTTTACGGGTCTCTTAATGGAGGTGCTTCTCAACCGATTACGGTAACGGTAGCGCCGTCCGCTAGTCTGGCCTCCGGTTCTTACAATGAGACTCTCAGATTCACAGGATATAGTTCTAACATGAGCGTAGACGTGCCGGTGACGCTCAATATCACATGAGGTTAGGGATGGCAGATTTTGATCTTGGTCAAATGGAAGTATCGGGTGCCACGGGCTTGGATGCTCTGTTCAAGCGCGAAGAACACATCTTACGTCCGCAAACCATGACAGGGCGGGCTAAGGTCGCCTCGATCAAGGATTTGCACAACTTCGTTCGGTTGTCGTCGGACACTCTGATCCATAAGAGCGACCGCGACCTCTGGGCGCTCAAGAAGGAGGGCGACGGCAGCTTCTTCATCGAGCGCTTGTTTGACGATAACGGTGAACCTCTCAAGGGATAAAATGCCGCAAGCGTATGAAAAGACAAAGGCCGTTCTGGACCGCCATTTGCGAGAGGCTCACCTCGAACCTCGAATAAAGGTCGCGGAGTTCGATCCAGACCAGTTCAAGTCTAAGGATGACTTCGGCGGTGGCAGCTTCATGAAGCGTGCGATCCCAAAGAACTTTCCTTATGATCCCAAGGCTCTCAAGCCGTTGGCCCAGACACTCTGGGCGATGAGCGTTGCTCTGGGCCACACACTGACGGCTCATCGGCAGTTGTCCAAGATCAAGTCTTCTACAGTATCCCCTGACGGCCTCATCGGCGGCCAGGGTTATGTGATGTCCATCAAGGAGGTACGTAAGGCGCTCTATAACGCCGCTGAAGGGTTGTCTTCGATTTCCGACACCATTCACGATGAGATCAACGCCCCTCACTGGAAGCCGAAGCTCGCAGAGTTGGAAAGAAACGACATCGAAAGCGTGGAAAGGCTCGTGGGCGAGGCCGAGCAAATCATGGAGAACCCGGAAGAAGAAGTCGAAGAAGGTATGGAGGAGGCAGAGCAGAGCGGTGAGCGGGCGGAGATGGAAGAAGGGGAGGGGGAGCCGAAATCCCAGCTACCTGATAACGCTAACCTGCCGGACGCTGCGGAGGTCGTCGAGTCCGGGCAGCACGTCAAACAGGCTTCTGAGTATGGTTACGATCGACGGGGTAGTTCCCTTCCAACCCAGACGTTGCCTGGACCTCGTGTCCAACACCTGGACCGGGCCGATGTGGATCAGACTGGCCCTTTTGGCTCTCATAACACAGAAGAGCCGATGTCCACACACGACGAATGGAGCCGGACTGACGGCGTCCCGAACGAGTACCTCTATCAAAGCGAGTGGGACAACAACCTGTTGGACAAGACAGCGGAGCGGGATCGGGAGTTAGCGGCCAGCGTGCGGGGTACTACTGTCCGCACCCTGAAGACTTCGACCAAGTCTAAGACCCTGGTAACGCCGGGATCGGTAGAGGCGGAACTTGAGGCTGCGGAAGGTGTTCAGATCGAACCAATGCGAAGCGCGGCCTCAAATCTCCCGGACAAGGACACCGACCCCACTCCCACAAAAGGCTACGACTTCGGAATCGGGTACGGCGATGGCAACGATGCTCATGGCCAGGGCGCGGGAGGTTATGGGACTGTTGACTCTGATGGTGGTGTTTATGGGCCGTCTTCGGAACTACCCGGCGACCTGGATGGCGGATCGACAGAGCGTGATGACACGACACCGACCGTTGAACTGGCTGTAGGCGGTCGTAACGCGAAGTGGAAGACCGCTTGTTCTATGCTCCCTCTTGATGTCATGCCTTCTGTCGCCCGTTCGGACTATTACGAGGGAGACAAGGCCGACAATGAGGTAAACGCCACCAGTGAGGTGCCTGAGGTCGAGAGCGCTCCCGTTGAAACCCCGAGAGACATGATACCTGGGACTGCGTACAGCTACGACCAGGGGAACCAGCCGTACATCAAGTGGGACTCAGACACCCGCAACATGGAATGTGACTATGTATATCAGAGAGAGGTTGAAGAAGGTCCTTACGAGAGAGAAGGATAACTATGTCAGCGTTTGATCTCGATAATTTCTTGAAAGACTCGTCTGTGTCCAATTTGGATTGGCTCGACGTGGACGAGACCTCGTATCGTGAGATGGATACGTTGCCCAAACAAAATTTGGACATCCAGCCCGATCTTGAAGCTCTGTGGGCCAGGGAAGGAGAGTCCCCTTCCGCGTATCTGACCCCAAATTCTTCGCTTCCCAACCCTGGCATCGACGATCCGAGGACCATGGGGGATATGTCTCAGGCTCACGGGCGTCTCAGGGAAGAGGCCGATACCATCCGTAGGATCGCCCGGTTTACCTTGATGCAGTCGAGCGACTCTCGGCGGATTCGGGATGAACTCACAAAGCGTTTCGCGATGGACGATTTACACAATCATCGTGAAGTTCTTGCCGAAGTCATGCAAGAGAGAGGGCTTTTGGGCGACCTTTACGTTTCGGCCGCTGATTTCCCGGCCTGTGCCCAAGGCGGCAAACAGGTGGAGTTTGTCCGACGGTACGCGGACAAGGCCCTGTATATTTTGGGCAAAGAAGCGTGCGAAGGTTGTTCTCACGCCTGTCAGACAGCTACCGGGAAGCACTGTGGTGTCTTCCACAAAGAGATCCAGTTCGAGATCCCGTATTCTGATGAATTGGCCGAAGCGATCGAGCGTAACCAAGAGGGTTGCGGATGTTCTGTAAAAGCTTCGGCGTCGGACCCGAAAGAGCGGATCAGACAAGCGTTCCTTGCCCCGAAAACGTCGAGCACGGATGATTACGAGGGCCAGGGTCTCGACCGGACGGTCAAGGCCACCGTTCCCGAACAAGAGGTGCGAAAGCAGTTGTCCCAGCCCGTGGGGGACAAACAGGCGGCAGAGGGCCGTCCTGTTGTGGCTTTCCTTCACCGGGAGATGGTGAAGGGGTTGTCTCACGAGGAGTTGGTGCGCTCGCTCAAGTTGGCTTTTGATACCGACCTCCTGACTCGCACCCACACTTACTGGGGACCTACGTTCAAGGAGTCTGGCCTCTACGGTGTGGTCTACTCGAAGCAAGCCAGTTTTGCCGACTGTCACACGGGTGCTGATTTCCTGGCCAAACACAACCCTGGTGTCAGGGCGATTGTGGCCGGGGACAAGTGTGCCTCGTGTATCTACAACAAGACTCGATGCCTCCTTTACGGCAAGCCTTTAATTAAGGATGCGTCTGAGGTCGTTACTCAGGACACAGTAGATGCCGTTCTCCAGGAACACCGAACCGCTGGCCGGTTGCCGCCATGGGAAGCCGTTCCTCGAAAGTGGGGCGACACCCCCGCACAAGCGCTTAGGACCATCCACGAAGCGACCAAGAAGGCTTCGTACTCTCAAGTGGCCCCGACCCGTATGGGTTTCATGGAAGGTTTTCATGGTCAGGAGGTTGGCCATGTGACCAGTGGTTTGACCCGGAAGGACGTGGCAAAACAAGCGTCAAAATACATGAACGAGGGTTTGTACGGCAACGACCTTTTGGATGCTCTCAAGACGCGGTTTGAGGTTCGGGATCTCGTCGCCGCGAAGGACGAACTCAAGAAGGTTGTAGCCGAACAAGGACTACAGGGCGTCTTCTACGTGGACCCGTCGGTTTACGACGACTACGGCAAGGGTTGTGAAGAAGCTGTCCGTCTCCACCGGACTCGTATGGTCGGGTATGTGAAGCAAGGCTCGAAGTGCGAAAGTTGTATCCATCAGGTCAACACCGGAGTCTGCTCAAAGCTCAACAAGCGTCTGGTGGACGAGCCTCCGTATGTGGACAAGGCCGCCCAACAGCGCGAAGTCTTGGCGTCCGGCCGCTCGACGGACGTTTCATATGGTTCATTGGTCAACAACGGGGCTTCTGCTTTGGCTGAGTTCCAGATGCAACAGGGTATGGATGTTTCTGTTAACGAGGCTCCGGACCCTAACATCGTGGATGTGCAACTCGGAACCGGGAAGGTCAAGCTTTGACATCTCCTTTAACATTACGTGTCGCGGCTCGTTTTCAAATCGCGGAAAGTGCCCGCGAAGAGGCGCGGGATTCTACCCAGCCTGTAAACAAGCCAAAGGATCTTTCTCGCGAGGTCGTTGAGGATTACGGCTCGACGGACGAGCGTGAAGATACGGTGAAACCAGACAAAGACGATGTCCGTCCGAAAGACGTTTTCAAACCGTTACCCTCTCAGGTCAGCGTATACAATTACGTTACCAAGGGGTGGCCGGGAGACGCTGACGACTACACGGACATGGAGAAGGTGTTGGACAAACAGGTCCCCAAAGACAAGGGGTACGACACTGTAAGCAACCTGAGCCAATACCTGATCGAAACGGAAGGCGGGGGTGGGACTCCTCCGGTAGAAGGTAATGACTAATATGCCAGACGAAGAAGGAAAGGTACCGGAAGAGGGGACAGAGGAGAAACCGCGTCCGAAGCTGTTCCTGGCCGCGAACAACAAGGACAAGGTACCGGCTGGCGGTCGAGCGGCCGGGCAACGCACTCGTCCCCCTGGCAGCAAGTTCAACAAGCCGAGCCAGGATCAGTTGGACTACTACGAGGAGACTTCTGAGGAGCGGGAAGAGTTCATCGCGGATGACCCGGTCGTTAAGAGCGCGGCAGAAGCCGATCCTATAAAGCTGTTGGCGACCCTTAAGGCAGAGGTCGCCCGCGAAGCAGCGGCTTTGCATTATCAGCGTAAACAGAACGAGATAATGGGGAAGGACATCACCAGGATCTCGGCGCGTCGTATCGATGCGATGAAGAAAATCGCTGACATTGAAATGGAGATGCGTAAGATCGGCTTCGATCAGGTGGATATCTACAGCGAGAAGTTCCAAAAGATTTTCAAACTGTGGACCGATATGATTCGTGTCGCCGCCGAGGAAACCTTAGCCCCTGAGCAGCTTGATCTCTTCTTCAACAAACTCCAGACCGAGATGGAGGGTTGGGAAGAGAAAGCAGAAAATTTGGTTCGGTGACGTGTGGCACAGAGAAAGCGATCCGGAGCAGGGGTTTCAGCACTCATTAGAGATGCTGGAGTTCGCGCCAAGCAAGCTGTAGAGCAAAAACAGCTTGATATCCAGCTACAGAACAAGATAGCGGACGGGGAACTCGACCCGGACGGTTTTGACGAGGACGAGGTACGTCCGTTTCAGCCCCGTATTTTTAATATCATAGAGTACATCGAGCAAGCCTGGGGAATCGGGATGAAGTTGTTCCCGGCCCAGCGCTTTATCGTCAAGCTCTACTACCATCTTCCGTTAGACGACGAAGAAAAGACCATAAGAGTCACCGACATGTTCGGTGAGGATCTCCTCTACGAGTTCACCGAGAAAGAGTATCTCCATTATCTGTACAACGAGGGTCGTTGTAACATCGGGGAGCAAGATCACGAACGGCGCGAGTTAGTTTTGGCCATCGGCCGTCGTGCCGGGAAGACAACACTCAGTGGTATATTCGCCAGCTACGAAGTCTACCGTTTACTAAATTTATTCAACCCCCAGGAGTATTACGGGCTACCTAACGGGAACCGCATCCAGATCACGTCGGTGGCCACCGATAAGGATCAGGCGGGTATTCTTTTCAACGAGGTGACTACACACTTAGCGAAGTGTGACTACTTCAAGCCGTATATCGCCAACAACACCCTGTCACACATTCAGTTCAGGACCCCCTACGACCTGGATCGCTACGGACCCACGCTTCGTCACCAAGACGGCAAGTTCGTCAGTTTCAATGGTAAGGCAACTCTACGTGTCACCTTCAAGAGTTGTATAGCCAAGGGCCTTCGTGGGTCGGGTAATATCGTCGTGATTATGGACGAGATGGCCCACTACCAGGACACGGGCCAGTCGTCGGCCAAGGACATATACGACGCTGTAACGCCCAGCACGGCTGCCTTCTCTCCCAAGGGAGACGACGGGATGCCGATGAAGATGTCCGACGGGGAAATGTACCCTGTCGAGTCTCGAATCATCACAATTTCGTCTCCGCTCAATAAGGTGGGTAAGTTCTACGATCTATTCCATCTGGCGATGAGCAGGGGTGTCGGGTCTGAGAACATTTTGGCAATCCAGGCCCCTACCTGGGAGGTGAACCCGACAATCCCGAAGTCTTACTACAAGCAGAAGTACCACGAGGACGCCAACGTGTTCATGACAGAGCATGGAGCGCAGTTCTCGGATCGTGTGCGTGGTTGGATCGAGCGGGAAGAGGATCTTGTTTCATGTGTAGATCCCAACTTGCGTCCTCAGGTCGTCGGGATTCCGCGTTACCCTTACCAGATGGGTATAGATATCGGGTTGATGGGAGACGGCACGGCCATCGCGATAACATGCGCCGAAAACAACAAGATTGTGCTGGCTTACCACGAATACTGGCAAGCCGGTGTTGACTGGCGCGAGTCGAACCCACACCTGGGTAATAATTTCACAACCCCGTACTGCAAACTCTTGGGCGACGCGAGCCGTCTAGACTTCGACGAAATCGGCCACTGGATCGACGTTCTAACAAAGAGGTTCCACATAACACACGGTCTTTTTGACCGTTGGAACGGGATTCCGTTGGAACAGGCTCTTCTCAAGAAGGGGCTGACACAGTTCAAGAGCGAGTACTTCCAGAGGGACCTCACGTCACGTATCTACCAGAACACGAAGATGCTGATGTTCGACGAGAGTCTCCGTTTGTACGATTTCCCAGTCAAACAAGGTAGTAGGCATTCGGCGTTCATTGAGGAGCTACTGGAACTTCAAGCGCAACAGATGTCCAGGAACATCGTGGTCGTGGAGGCTCCGCAGACCGTGGGCCACCACGACGACCGTAGTGACGCTTTTGTGCGAGCGGTATGGTTAACTTCGGAGCGTATGCGCGATGAGAAATTCGTGTACGGCAAGGAGGGTGCCCGCCACATGGGCGCGGGCATGACGCCGGGTCGCTATCAAATGATGCGAGCACGCAAGCATGGAGGTTTCACGGATCGTGTAGACCCGCGCCGTTTGGGGTTACGTCTTCGTGGTGTGAGATAGGTATGTACAAAGAAGCTAAAAAACCGAAGGTATTTGCCAATAAGGTCATCAAGGAGATGGTGAAGCACATGGTGTCGGACGACACCGTGGTGGGGTTCCGTGATTATTCGGCAATACGATCGGTGTTTAGGAGGTGCGCTGGCTCTTGGGAGAAGATTGTAAATGGTGATCAGGTTCATATTGAACTGTTGAAAGAGATTGTCACTGGTTGGGGGCAGATGCCCGAACGCAAGAAGAAGTCGGATCAACTGGTATAACGATGCCCGAAATTTTCCGTTCACGTGATGTTGTCGTTTTCCAGAAGGCTCTCACCTTCACGGCGGAAGTGCCCGAAAGCGTGGCCACCGCTGGATGGCTTGGGGGTCAGGGTTTTAACTGGGTGCCACCCACACAGGACAACTTCTTGACCACGATCACCGACGGCGGTTTTGGCGGGTTTGCCTTGTGGGGTTCTGACGAATCTTCCGACGAGTTTACAGCCATGACCAGGAACATGCCGACGTATAGGTTCGTTGTTCTGGGTGTCGGTGGTTGGCTCATGACGACCTCAACATACGAACGTTACACCTACGCTTCGAGGGCAGGGGGTGGTCCATTTGTGCCAATCGTCTACAACGCGAGTGACCGTCTTCTTTTCTCGCTCAGAGGCTATTGGACGAACGAGGACGAATGGACGCTTTCGGGAGATCCTAGAGCGCCAAACAGGAACTTCGTGGGATCAGTCGTGCAACGTCCTGTCCCATCTCGTAATAATTATTTGACTGTACAGGCTATTCTCTGATGACAGAAATTGTCCGCGAACGAGATGTGATTATATTCGTCAAGGATTTGGCCGTCCCGGTCAATCTGTCTGCGGCGATGTCACAAGCTGGCTGGCCCGGTGGCCAGGGGGTCAAATGGTTCGACAGCGGGTCGGATAATTTCACCGTGACCTTCTCGGACGGAGAAGCCGCTGGCTTTTTGCTGTGGGGTTCCAATGAAGACAGTGATCAGTTCATCTCCTATACCGGGAACCAGACGAAGTACAACTTCGGGGTTATAGGCGCTGGGACCTGGATCATCTCAACGTTAACGTACGAACGTTACACATTGCAGTCCCGGCTGGTTCCTCCTTTGGTGGAGAATGCTTATGTGCCGGGAACCCGGCTTCATTTCTCTCTGAGAGGGTATTTCACACCCCAGGATGAGTGGACCATCAGTGGGGACCCGAGAGCGCCGAACACTATTTTCGTGGGGACCGTGATTCACGCTCCCAGTGCTGACAACAAACAATACCTTATGGTTCAACCGTTGATCTGATGCCTTTTCCACCGCCCATAGGTTCGTTTCAAGTCGATTTTCACGGGTTTGATATAATCCGGGGCCGAGATTGCGTGATGTTCATGAAGGATGACACCTTCATGGTTCGCGTAGACGACGCGATGTTACAAGGCGGTTGGCCGGGAGGCCAAGGGGTCCAGTGGGTGAACTCAGACGCCGACGAGTTCGTGGTAACGTATTCCTCTGGGCAGTTCGGTGGGTTCTTATTGTGGGGATCGGACGAGTCGGCCGACCAGTACACGGCCATGACCCGCCAACAACTTGTCTACGGGGACGCTGTCTTGTGTGGAGGGAGCGCCTTAATATCGACTTCTTCGTACGAGCATTACACGTATGCGTCTCGGACAGGCGGCGGCCCGCTCGTTCCACTGGTGTATAACGTCAACGATACTTTGTATTTCTCGTTGCGCGGTCTGTGGACCAAGGAGGACGAGTTGACCCTTTCTGGAAGTCCTCTCGCTCCAGCACTCAACGTTGGGCGGACGGCACAAAAGCCACAGCCCGTCAATCAGCATTTCTTAGGTATCCAGGTCACTCTGTGAATCGCAATCCTGACCATATGAGTAACGAAGAAGTGGTCTCGGAGGTCGCCACTCTCCAGGATGAGATCAAGACGCGGGCTTTCCGGGTACACGCCTTGGCAGACTCATTGTACCGTCGTGTTAGGAGAAGCCCGGTGGACGATAGCACAACGATTTACATGACTTACGCCAACGCCGTAATAAGGTACGCGGGCGCTGTTCGGCAGGTTTCGAACCGGACCATACGGACCTCGAAGGTGTTAGACCGGTTATCCGAGGTACGGGCTGAATCAGCCGACCGTGAACGTGAGCGGCAACATAAGCAGCAACGGCAGCAACAGCGGGAGGAAAGACGACTGGCGACAAGCAGCCCTATGGAATCTTTGATTAGAACCTATGTAGAGGAGTCCCTTACGCAAGTGCCAACCGGCACGGGTAGCGAAGGCTAATGCCCACTAGAAAGTTCACGAACGCCACTTCTGCTCCTTACGCGACCGTGGTCACACGGGCGATGCCTTCCCCGTACATTGCCAAAGGCCCGGTCAGTTCTTTGACCCCAAAGGAGCTAGAGGCTCGTAAGCTCCAGAAGATAGCCAATTGCGACTTTGGCGGCTACGGCAGCGGGAATACGACGATGGCTTCTGCCGGGCAGTTCTTCTCCCCGCAGTTGTCTACCGATTTTCTGGAGTTGCCGCAGTCTCTACGTGAGAAGCGGGAGATCTACAGGCACTTTTATAACACCGACCCGATCGTGGGGCAGTCCATCGATCTGCATACGGAACTACCCTTGTCGAAGGTCCGGTTGGCTACCCCGAAGCCAACTACTTGCCCGGAAGGCTTCAAAGACCCTCACGACTACGCCAACTACATTCTGTGGTTCTTCACGACCATGTGTGACCGTATAAAGTTGTTCCAGCGGCTCGTCACAATGGTTCACCACTACTGGTTGGATGGCGGAGTCTTCGTGTTTGCTGAAGACTCCGAGGTCAAGGTTCCGGATGACATCGGATATGACGAGAAGGCTATTGGTGTTAAGTCGATTGTCACGGAGTCAGGTGAGGCTAAAGAAGAGCCTGAGGTAGGTCTGGTCGAACGAGAGGACCGTGAGGATCAGGAGCTATCTTACTACCAGGAGTACTATCAGGGATGGGATCGGCTCATCCTCCTGCCCATTGATCAGGTAAAAGTCACGACTTATTCGTTCACGGATAAGCTACGTGTTGAGTTGATACCGGCCGAGCGGGACCGCGCTCTTATAAATCAGGCTAAGTCCGGTGACGAGTTCGCGGAAGAGATGGTCCGCGAGATGCCTGAAGAGGTACGGGATCATATTGAAAACGGTAAACTCATTCCCTTGGGCACAGACCCGGATGAGGGGTCATTCTGTTATTACCTAGCCGGGCGACGTGGTGCTGGCGAAGACCTGGGGCAGAGCATCTTAGACCGCGTTCTCCGGACGTTGTACTACCGGGAAAAGCTACGTCAGGCTCAGACCCAGATTGCTTCCAGGGCGATGACGCCCAAGCGTATCGTCTGGGGCGACAGAATTTCCGAGATGGATGTTAACGATTTGAGGGAGCAAGTCGATTTGGCCCTCGTCGATCCTGACTATTCGATTGTCACCAACTATGAAGTCCGTTGGGAAGAAATCGGAGCCAGGGACCGGCTTCTGGATTTGTCGAGCGAATATGACATCACGGACAAGCAACTGTACGCGGGTCTGGGTGTCACTGAGAGCCTGTTATCCGGAGAGACGTTGTACTCCGGAGACAGGCTCAAGCTCGAAGTCATAAACACCCGGTACATGTTCTTGCGGGAGATGGTTCAGGAATATGTGGAGAACTATCTCTTTAAGCCCATTGCCCGGCGCAAGGGGTTTGTGGAGAAGAACGCCTGGGGTGGTGAGGTGGTGTTATACCCTCGTCTCTCGTTCACGAGACTACCGCTGCGGGACTCCCAGGACACTTATGACGCCCTGTTCAATCTCTACCAGAAGGGGTCGATCGACATCAGTCTCATTTTGGAGATGTTCAACATCGATCCGGACGACACCAAGCTCAAGTTAGAGAAGGACATGTTTACGGTCAACGACGCCCTGTTCAACGAAGCTCTCCGGGGCATCTACAATGGCGTGGCAGACCGTATCATCGAAAACACAGACGTGGTCGATAGGGTCCAAAAGGCATTGAAGCTTAAAGAGGTGCCGAAACCCGAGGGCGGCGGTGAAGAGGAGCGGTGGTAGATTAGTCTTTCGATAGATTTGTTCTACCGATGGAACGGTTCGCCACCAAGTCAGATTCTCAGCGCGAAGACGAAGAGACTGAGCGTCTGGTTCGAGAGAGTCCCAAGGTGAAGCCCCCTCGCCACGACAAGCGTCGTGAGCGGGTAGAGCCTGATAAGGACGAGGACTTGTCTCAGAAGGACGAGGACCTCTCTCATAATTATAAGGATGTCGGCGGGTCAGTCCATACGGCCAAGAAGAGGCAGGACCTGATTACTGTTAGGTTGAAGGAGGACCCCAGTAAGACTGTCCAGGTCACGAAAGAGAAGCTCAAGAAAGAGCCTCATAAATACGAGGAGATCAAGAAAGAGGAACCAGAGCCGGAAGAGAAGCCACAGCCAGAAGCGGAACCGGAAGAAGCGAAACCCAAGGCTGTCAAAACCCCGGAAACGGACCTTGAAGCGGCTAAGTCTCTGGCCGCGATGCGGGCGAACGACGCCCAATTTGACAATTTTCTCAAGGATTTCTTGAACCCGAAGAAAGACATGGGGTCGTGGGCTATATCGAACCCGGAGACCTCCATAGATCAGGTCAAAGACGTTTTCCACGGCCGTACATTGCCCAAGGAAATTGAGACATTGGGCGATTTGGTGCGTGTCCTCAAGCTCAAGCCGAAGAAAAAGAAAGGGCCAACGAAGCCGGTCGCACCACCGTCCGGCGAGGTACCGGCCGAAGAGGCTCCTGACGAGGAGGAGGCTCCTGACGAGGAGAGCGAAGAGGAAATTCCAGAGGAGGTCTCGGACGAAAAACCTAAGAAGAAGCCTTCGAAGAAAAAGAAGCTTCCACCTCCTCCTGGCTCTCCTACTCGTCCGTACACTCAGGCTGAATTTAAGGACTCTCGTGACCAGCTACGGAGAACGTTTTCTCCGGAGGTGGCGCTCGATTTGATGCTGATCAGGCCGCCGATCCACCCGGACGAAGTTAACAAGATGATCTCGGACTTCAACGTCGCCAAGTCGATTCCTGTTGAGACGGAGGATTTCGACAAGCTTCGCGAGAACTTGGAGTCTTACACGATGGACCCCTCCGAGGTCCCGGACCCCAAGATGGTGGAGATCGACGGTAAAAGTGTCAGTTATGACGAGCTACCTGAGGGGGAGGAAAAAGAAGAGGCCAAGCGTCGGCATCAAGTCCAGACCGTGGCCATGAATTTGGCGGCCCGAAACGCAGTAGCCAAAAGTATAGAGAAAGACGGAATCCCGCCTGACTTGGCCGAAGAGTTAGCTGGTTTCACTTTGTCGGGGAAGGACGAGAACCCAAGTGCTCGATCCCAACGAGCCGCCAAAATGTCCGAAGTGTTGTTTTATAGCGGCTTGGAAAAGACCGATCACAAGCCCGTCGAACCGGAAGCCGTGAAGAAACTTTTGAAGAGGTTCGGGGCCGACCCGGCCGCTCAGAAGGTGGCCACGGGTTATCTACAGGCTATGGATTACCAGGACGCCCGTAAGAGGTTCTTAGACCCGGACTCCAAAGAACATATATCTGAGTACCAAACCCCAAAGGAAATCGTTTCAAGACTGGGTAAGGCTATGCGTTTCCTCAGGGAGCGAGAGGGAAATTACCCCAGCGTCGATAACGATATTCCTACACTTTTTAAACTAAGGATCACGCGGAACCTGGGTGCCCTGGTGCCCGACAAACAGAGGGAAATTCAAGATTTATTAGACGAAGAAGACAATCGCCAATACGAAGCCGCCCTCAAAAAGTACCAAGAAGAGATGCGTGCGTATAAGAAACGATTGAGTCGAGCGAAGAGCGCGTTCAAGAGAGCCATGGCCAGATATAGGGAAAGAAAAGCAGAGGGTAAGAAAGCCAGAGTGCCCCTGTCCACCGAAGATCGGTTGGCGAAGCAGGGTGTTTCTGAGCCGCAAGAACCTAGAAAACCGCCTAGATATGACTTGTTTGGCAAGGAGCCGCAGGAGTTAGAAGCGACGGCCAAAGAGTTTTGGGACTCTTTCAGGAGTCGGACTGCCAGTAGTTCGGCCAGGGTCAGGGTGGTGGTCCGGCATCTTCACGCCGCTGGAAAATTAAGGCCAGCCAATCCTTTTTCTATTTATTTCAATACTTCTGCGATGGGTAAAAATCGTCAGGCTGTCTATTGGGGTGTTGAACCCAACGCGGTCGATCCTTATCGAGGGTGGTCACAACCTAGGGATCAAGACCTAACTGATCGTGAGTATTCCAAGATTTTGGCGTCCGCTCAGAGATGGCTCCAGGCTCCGGTGTTGACAGTAAACATCGAGGGAGTGCCTCGTGACGCTCAGTATCGGGCGGCTCTAGATTTGGCGATTCGGACAGAGGGGTACGACCGTGTAATCCATCCGACCGCCTATAATAGTTTGTTAGCTCGTCTTGCAGGAGAACCACAACCTCAAGATGAGACGTTGTTAACAACCACAGAGAAACTAGCGAGGAGAAAGATGTCCAACAAAGTGGAGTTTGACACAAGCGCTGCCGACCGCGTTCTGGCTCGTCTGGATCGTATTGCCAGCACAATCCAGGAGAATCACGAGAAGTGGGGCATGAAGTTCGAAGAAGCCAAGGAACTCGTGAACGAGATCGATCGGGTTGCTGACGATTTCGAGACCGCCGCCTACGGTGAGAAGTCTATGACCGTTCGGCAAGCTCAGATTCTGCAAGCCAGCGACAAGAAGGCGGAGGTCCTTCAGCGTGACGGCGATGAGCCGTACATGGACACCTTCCAGAATCCGTCGCAGCCGCATCAGACGGAAGCTGACGAGCCGTATATGCAAGCCTACGGGAACGATGATTCCTCTGGCGTGCATCACGGCAAGGCAGAGAACGGCCGCCCTCTCGCTCCATAACGTAAGCGGGATTCAAATTGATCGACTTCTGGAAACTCGTTAAGGATTACAGCATCGGGGATGTCGTTGAACGATTCGCCCCGGCGTCTGGATCTACGCTTTCTCCGTTCGTGGGCCGCGTAACAGCGGTCCACCGTGGGTTGGGGCAAGTTGACGTTCAGTGGCCTTATGGCAACGAACGGATGTCGCCGGACGAAATCATCCGGGTGGACCCCAAACTCACATGTTACATGCCTCCGGAGTTCGATCAATCTTACATGAGCTACGACATTGCCGAAGCTCGAAAACGTTGGGCATCCTCTTCCCCGTGGAGAGGGTCTGAATTACCCGCTGGTTTTTATCATGAGTTGGCGAAACTCTGGAAGGATGGCGCGAATGAGGTGGGAGCCTACGATGCGCTGTGGCATCGTTACGCCGCCTCCGGAGTTTCGGACGATAGCTTACGCGATGAAGTCGAGAAGTTTTATCGCGTCTCAGAGCGGCTGAGAGACCTTAGGATTCAGCAACACGTAGAGAAAACCGCCGCCTACTGGGTTGCCCTGAACCGCACATACCGGGCGACCCAGAGGGAAATCGATGCTGGGAAGCCCTCTTGCCCCAAGTGTGGAACCCAGATGCGTCGCACCACTTACAAGATGAAGGATGGCGCATGTGTGCGGCTTTTTGCGTGCCCGCAGGATTTGTTCCTCATCAAATCTGACTCCATTCTGAATCCTGAGGGGGAGTCGTTAGGGTGGTGAGCAGAGGCGGAAATACGACTTACGACCGTCGGGGTCTTTCAAGAAGCGCTGGAAAGAGCTTACACGAGTTGGTCCGTGATATCGACAAAGCTATGACGGACTTAGCGCGTTCTGTAGGTAAGACTGAGGGGTCCCTCAAAGATTTGGGTAAGGATCTGAAAGGTGTGAACCCTCTATTGGACGAAGGGTGGTCAGAGTCCTACGAGAGCAGCAAAGAGGCTAGACAGTCGTTCGAAAAGCTGTCTCAGCTAGTGTTAGAACTGAAGCGTAGGGTTGGCTAAAGGTCAGATGGCTTTTCTCAAGTACGCAAAAGCAACTGTTCAAAAGCCGGACGTAAGTTTTTCGGAGTGGGATGCTCTGCGCAGCAACGCCGTAATTCCTTCGCCAGACTTTCAGAAGCGTACAGCCAAGGTCATCCTACAGGAGTATGATCCGGCCAAGTACATGCTGAGCCACGCGACCATCGTGGCGTCAGTGGATGTTGATGAGGCAACGGCTCCTCTCGGCCGCCACTTTGTGGACGGCTTTGAGGTGGATCGTAAGTATACCGATTATTACATTACCCCGAAGACGGCCCCGTTTGTTAACAACAATAACGACGCTTTCGAGCGCAAGCTCTTACTGGCCAGCTTCAAGACGTTTGTAGGCGCTCAGTCCTATGTTGAGCACGTCCAGATCCCGGAGCTATCCAAAGGTC